GCTTCATAGTTTAATGAATAACCTACAAAGTTTTCAATTGCAGCGTCTGCGGCTGGTATGAAAACATTGGTTACATTTGTCTCATCACTTGAAGACAAGTCGACGCCAAGAACCTTTTCTACGTCAGAAACTGTGCTTAGAGCCATTTAAAGACCTACTTGTCTTCTACGTCTTCTGGTTTTACAGCTTTGGTCTCTGGAGCTTTTTTAGCTGCAGCTTTTTTAGGTGCTGCTTCTTTTTTCTTAGCACCCCAGCCTTGGCCTTCAAGATATTCTTTTTTATACTCCATGCCAGCTTTAGCAATTTTAGAAGCATTAGACTTTGGAAGCTCATTAGCTGAACCTTCAAAGATTGAACCATCTTGTAATTTCCAGATGTCTTTTTCTACTTTAATAAATTCCATTTAAATTCCTTTTTGATTGTGTAATGGGGGACTTTCATCCCCCACTACGAAACTAACTTCTAACTTAGAAGCTTGTGATTTTGGTAAACGCAGCTTGTTTATAAACTGGGAAACCAGCTCTCATTGTCGCTCTGATTGCAACTTTTCCTTTAGAAAAGAAGTCAGAATGACTGTCAGAAACAGCGATATCAATACCTTGTTTCATAACGATGTGAGCAGCTTCTCCGCCACCAAATCTACCGACTAATACGGTTCCTTCAGCGATTGCAGTTGTCGGAACAACTTTTAATCCCCAAAGTGTTGCTTGTGCAGCACCGTTGAATCCACCAGCAGCGACGAACAATGGGTTCTTTGAACCACTTGTTGTAATGTCTGTAACTGATGTTACAACTTGTAACCAGTCGTTAGGATGCATAACAATTGCATCTGGTTCTACGAAAGCACCAGTTCTAATGTCTGTAATTGCTTCATAGATTGCGCCCATTCTACCTAATTCTCCGCCACCAGAGGTGTATGTAGAGAAGTCGACAGTGTTGACGCCTGTTTTACCAGCATCTAAGATACCTTCTAAGTTTGGAGCAGTACCATCACCAGATAGTAACTGTCCATCTAATCTCAATCTCATCATTGTTGATAGTCTTGAGTTTACGTATCCTTGGATACCACTAACGTCAGCAAGAAGTTCTTCTGTCACTGGCAAGAAAACAGCAATCTTACGGATTGCAGCAGTTTGCTCTGTGAAATCAAGAGCAGCTTCAGCAGCAGCTCCTTCTTCAGCTGCCTCAGCAGCAGCGTTAGTGAATGTTGATTCCTCTAGGTACTGGAATGCATTTTGGTCTGTTTCGATTTGGTCGAAAAGTCCAATAACAGCATTCGGGTCCCTTAAGGAAGTTTCTAATACACCAGGTTGTCTTAAGACCTCTGGTGGATAGTTGTTGGTTGTACCAGCACCAAGTAGTGTTTTATAGCTCATTGGGTTGAAAGCGACTGTTGAGTCGATTCCGCCTACACCTTTTTCGATGTAGTTTTTATATGCATCTGATTTAACAAATGTCTCACCAATGGAGCTAACACCTTCTTGTGGTGCATCGTAGCCACCGCTAACTGGCTCTGAATCTTCGTTCAAAGCTTTTTCGTTGTTGGATTTTGCGGAAAGAAGATTTACTTCTTCTACAAGTCCTGCAAGTTCATCATTACGAGTTTGGATTTCTCCTTTTTGCTCGGATGTGTACTTGCCGCCTTCTTTAGCGTCGAAAAGCTCTTTTAATTCAGCTCTTTTAGCAGCGACTTTTTCTCTAAGCTCTTTAATGTCGCTCATGAAAATAGTCTCCTTAATTTATTGCTTATACTATTCGTCGAGTTCCGCGACTGCAGCTTCAGCAAGTGTTTGCTGAATTTCTGCAAATAGTTCAGAATCATCTTCTTCTATCGCATCTACGTCTTCAATAACTTCAGCCTCAGCTTCAGCTATTTCTTCAGAATCCTCTTCCTCAGCTTGTACTTCTTCTGCTTCAGAATCAACTTGAACCTCTTCAACAGCGACTTCTTCTACTTCTTCCTCAGTAGATGATTCTTCAACTTCTGAAACAATCTCCTCAGTTTCAGTAGCTTCAGCCTCTGGTGCTGGGTCTTCTATTTTTTCTTCTTCATCAGTATCGACTGGAACATCAGCGACGTCCTCAATGAGTTGGTCTAGTTCAGCCCAAGCGTCGTTCAAGTCTTCTTGAACAGCTCGTAGTGCGGAAGTTGCGTTATCTGACAACTTTCTGCCCTCTCCCTTTCGCAATTCGCTTATGCTAGTTGCTCTTACAATGAGGCTTTCTAATGCAGCAAGCACATCTTTAACCTCGTCTGAAAATCTAACGCCTGTCATGCCAGCATCAGTTTCAGAAATCTCATCAGCTGATTTAACATCAACTGAGTCTAAACTTTTTTCTTTTTCGTCTTTGGCACATTTGCCATCTGTCTCATAAGAACATTTTCCGTACTTAACTTCTTCTTGTTCCTCTTGAGATTTTTGTAAAGACGCAAGATATGATTCATGAGAAGAACATGGCATATAGTATGTTTTACCATCCATTTCCATTGAATGTGTTCCATCACAACCCATTTCTTTTGCTCTCTTCATAGCATCTTCCTCTGTTTCAAAAACATCTTTAGGAAGAGCTTTTTCAGCATTCTCATAAATTGCTTCTTCTCCAGATTTGATAGCAAGAGTATAAGTTTCACGATTAGCTCCAACAAGTACTGGGGATACTTCGTACACTGTTGCAGATTTAATAAATCGTGCTTCTATCTCTTCTTCCATATCTTCTGTTTTAAAATCTTTTAATTCTGAATCATCAATTCTGAAACCGAAAGACCATTCTTGTAAGTCTCCCATTCCTTTAGCCAGTGCATAGGCCTCCTTACCAGCCTCGGTATCCATAAAAAAGCTACCTTTAAATACTGCTTTGTTTTCATCTTGAGAGATGACTCCTTTTCCAATTGGCTGGTCCCACTTGTGAGCGAAGACCATCGGCACTTGATTGTCCTTGAAACCAGACTTTATTGAGCCTGGTACCATAACATCTCCATCGCTATCCATATTATTAAATACGGAAAACACAGCTTCGACTGAACCTTTTTCGTCGTCGATAGCTTTAAATTCAAAATTCTTTGATTCTTTATTCAATTTAATCCCCTAAATTTCTTTCTCTAAAGTATATTTTAACACTTATTTTTTACCTGTTTTCTCAGAGACGAGAATTTCGGCTTTTTTCTTACGAGCATCAACTTTCTTTTTTTGTTCGTTAATAAGCTTCTTCATTTGAGACACGCCACTGTTTGTGACTCCGCCCCATTTCAAGACAGCAATAGCGCCATTAAGACGATTATTGTTTTGATGTCTGTTCATGAAACGTTCTCTTCTCTTGACCCAAGATAAAACAGAGCCACTTCTGTCTCCGCCTTTATACTTGGTCCAATTCCTAAAAGCATCATTACCAGTGAATGAAGTAGGTGGATTACCTCCGTTACCTGCTCTTCTCCAAATGGTAGGATAATTTTCTTTTAAGTCTTTTGCATACTTGTAATCTGGGAATTGTTTAAACTTCGAGTTTGTCAGACTAATTTTTTGATTGTCTCCAGAAGATGGAAAGTTAGTCACATCATCTTTCGCTTTTTCTTCTTTACGCCAGTCTTTAATCTTTTGTAATTTAGAGATAAGTTGAGTTACACTTCTATCAGTCTTTTTATGAGAACCATCTTCCATAATTGCCCAAACCATCATTGTTGCTTCTTCTTTTTTAACAGAAGTTACAATTCCATGAACTGTTGATGGTGGGTCTGGGTCTTTATTGATTGACCAACTAACAGCATCTCCAATTTTAACTGAAGCTGCTTTAGCTGATTTTTTAGAGCTTAGAGGGTGACCACTAGGAAGTAAGTCTTGGTCAAAAGCTGTTCTTGGGAATTTACCTTTTAATCCTTTAAGGAAAGCATTTACTCTGGCTACTCCCCATTGAGTTGCGCTTGTGACATTCCCACGAACTGAAGCTGGGTTTGTTCTATAAGCTCCGACACCTCGTCTGAAAACAGCTGACAACATTCCATAAGTTGCTCTATATTTTGGATTTTTTGCATTATGGTCCTTTACCTTTTTTTGTAACGTTTTTTTAACCTTAGCAGATATTGCAGCCGCTTTTAATTCTTTTTTCATGTCTTGTAAATAAGCTTCTGCTTCAGCTTCGGTTTTAAAACATTTGATTGGTTTATTATCTTCGTGACTTAAAACACACCAAGCTCCGTTCGGCATCTCTGCTACATACTTTTCTTCATGTCTTGGTTCTTCAGTCATAGAGACTACGCCTTGTCTCTCTGACTCAACACCAAAATCTCCTGTAGATAGAACATCTTTTGTGGAAATACTCTTATCAGCATCTTGTGTTTGCTGTTCTTGTATCTGATATGGTTGATTTCCCTGCTCTATTGGTACTGCAACCATGTTTAGTGGTCTTAAATAAATATCATGAGTTTCATCTGTTTCTAAATGTGCTGATTTTCTTGCTTCTGCAATTGTTACCCAACCGCCAGCAACACCCATGTTTACTCTCTTGAAAGTGTCATTCTTATCAGCTGCAAGTGCTCTCACTTCATTTAAGTCATAAGCACAATAGTTTGAAACATCATTAGTAAAGTCTGATAGTAACAACTGATGTGTTAATTCATTAGCAACAGTTTTCCATAAAGGAATAAGTTTTTGCTCTGTGAAAAATTCTCTTAATTCTTTTGTATTATTATAAGTTGCAGCATCAAGACCTGCACCTAAACCAGCTAGAATTGCTGGGACACCTAGAACAGCAGATACTCGCTCTTCTGGAAGTCTTCGTAATTCTTTCAAATCCATTTGGTCTGGTGAAAAAGAAACAGTCTTAACATCCATAGCTCCTGTAAGAACCATTGGAGCACCTCTATTTGCACCACCGAATTTAGATTTGTACATTTTAGCGATACCTTCAGCTTCTTCTCTAGAAGGACCGCCTGCTGTGTCGTCTTTAGGACTTAATATAACGCCAGGTACTGCCATATTGTGCAGTAAAGCTGTTGCATATTGTCCTGCTGCTTCGTCACCAATTAATTCACGAAGAACAGATTTGAGTGGGGCAAATCCTCTTCTGTGATTATTTGGGTCTATTCCTTGTCGTATGTGAACTATGTCATCTTTTTTAAGAACTACAAACTCACCCATTGTCTTAGATGTTCCGTAGTATTCATAATGAGTAATTAAAGTATCTTCATTACCTCTTGGTGTAACTCTGTCTGGCATCATTGGGATTAGTTGTATCACTCTTCCAGATGAGTTTCTGACTTTTAAAAGATAAGCATCACCGCTAGCGTTTATTGCTGTAACGATGTAGTGAGAAAGTAAAGAACCAGAAGTAAAAGGATTAGGCCTTGCTAATAATTGTTCTACTGGATGAGACATTACCTCATTTGGTCCATCAGATTCTTTTTTATAAACTTTTAAATGAGGTTCAGCGTATGAGGTTGCTAAAACATTGAGGCAAGCAACAACAGCTGAGTTACCAGTACCTTCTCCTATATCTTCTAATAATTTATTAGGAATAGAACCAGAGGTAGTGTTATAACCGAATACAGCAGAATCCAGAGCGGAATTTGTGCTCTGATTATAATTCCAACCTTTAACATTTCTTTCGGGAGGTGCCTGTAAGTAGTCAACCGTCCTTCTGTAAAAACTTTTTTTCTCTTCAGCCATTAATAAGCTTCCCATTTCCTTTGTTGTCGTTCTTGTACTACTGCATAGGATAAACAGTCGACTATATCGTCATGAGCACCAACTGGAAACGTAAGTAATTCACGTTCGACGTCAGCAACCCAAGAGTACTCTTCATTCTTAGGAAGATAAACTAATCCTGCTTCCATCTTAGCAGATAAAGGAAGTGCTCTTTGGCGCTTGTCCCTATCAGCCTTTAATTCCAATACTGGTAAACCTTCCCTTCTTGCGAACTGAACTAAGGCTAACTGAAATCCTGCACGCTCTATTCCTACCCATTCCAAGTTATGTTTTATAAGTTGACGTTTAATTTGTGGAATTATGTCTGGAGCTTCCATTCTTTCGATATGCATATCTAGAACGAAAAGTTTTTTACTTGGTTGATGTAATCCAAAACTTCCTATAACTGTATAGTCAGCAGATTCTTTTGTAGAAGTTGCTAGGTCAACAGTACCAAACTTTACTAAATCATTTAAATCGTAAGTTTCACCGTCAACGTGTACTTGTCCAACTCCTTCTCTGTAATAACGAAACCATTCCTGTTTGAACATCTGAGAACCTTCAGATATGAATTGTGCCATGTATTCTTGTGCGAATACTAAAGAACCTATTTCTTCTTTAGCTGATAAAACTTCTGATTCTTTAACAAGAGGGTTTGAAGTTGAAGGGAATTGAAACCTTTCCCAGTCGTCACCTTGTTTAGCTTTTTCAAAAAGCCTATAAAACCAGTTATCCATGCCTTTTGGAGTAGAAATAAACAGTGCAGAACCTTGTCTTTCAGTAAGAGTAGGTCTTAAAACCTCTGTCCAAGTCTCTTCTTTAACGAAAGCGGCCTCATCCATAACAAGAAAGTCAAGACCCTCTCCACGAAGTCTTTGTGGATTGTCAGCAGAACGAACACCGATAGACCCACCACCAGCAAAATCTACTTGCATGTCACCAACTTTGATGTTTATACCCATTTCTTTTGGCATTGACGCTGCGGCTGCTTGAATGTCTCTCCAACCAACTCTTGAAATTGCGAACGTAGGTGCTACCCACCACGCTCTACCACCGCTTAGAGCCACTTCCATGCACATTTGCACACCTAATCTGGATTTACCGAACCTTCTCCCAGCACAAAGAATTTTCCACCTAGCGGTGCTCTCATGTACTTGTTTCTGTGCATCATGCAAAGGAGGAAACTTTACGTCGAATACCTGCTTCTTTGCCTCACCAACTGGTTCTAATATATCTTTTGGCATCTATACAAGTTTAACAAGAAAAAGAAGAGGTTTATTACTCTTCTTCCATTTCTTTTAAAGCTAGGCCCATTCGCTTGATTAAATCAAGTGTATCTTGAGGGATACTGCTATTTTTTACACCATCAAAAAGTTCACTATGTAAAGAATAATGCTTCCTATAGATTTTTTTAACACGTTGATGACGAGCCCTTACTATTTTTAAATATAAACTATAAAAGAAACCTTTATATCGAGTTTTCAAAAAAAACAACTTTATAAAGAAAGAACCCCATAAAATTTTAGTTGAAGAGTCATTAATGTCTTCACGACACCAATTTATTCTATCTTTTATGTTTCTAACAAAATTTAGACGTGCGAATCTAAACCCGTCTTGTACGAGATGCATTAAAAACATATTTAGGTGTGATAGCCATGTGTATTGGTCCCAACCAATGTGTCCATACCAAAAACCTTTTTCTGAACCATTGTGAGCGTGGCCATGCCATTTTGTTATTGCTGATTCGTTATTTACCCAATAAGCGAATTGATGTGCATGTTTATGGCAAAGACGTAAGAAAAGTAGTTCCCCGTCATAATTATCAACAAAGTCACCATAACCACCATCATAGGTAATATCTAAAGCACCTTGATTGTTTGGTTCTAATTTTTCTGAACATTTTGCACATTCTGTATGTAATTTATTTTTCATTTTTTTCCTTCATTAATTAAATTAGCTTTTTACAACATTATTTGAATCTTAATGTTAGACAAACTTAGTTCAGATTTTAACAAATTAAAGG